TTTTCTATTAGTTTTGAACGCATACCTGATTGTCCGTATTTAGCTATGCTTAAGTTTAATTTTTCTTTTTTCATAATTGGGTTTGCTCTGTACAAATGTCTATTACAAGCCATAACAGCTAGTCCTGAACTAATAGCCGCATCAAACTTTGTACGATTATTAATATCAAACTTTGCCCAGTCTTGTAATGTTTCGTTAAAATAACATGTTCCGTATGTATTATCAGACTTTAATCCAACATGATCTTGTATATACATTTCAATAGCAGCGGCGTGTGCTTGCTTTATATCTTCACTTGAATTTGGTATTCCACCTACTTCTTTTTCAGCAGTAGACAACTTATTCCAAACTTTATCAGGTCTGTTCATAGAATATCCTCTATAACCACGTCTTCTTAAATAATACAATAAACGAGGTTTATTATTCTCTGCTAATAATGGCATCCCGTAAAAAACTAAAGCCATTAGAACGTCCTCAAAGAATATCTCAGCTGTCTGAGGCCTAGCTACATACTCTAAAAAAAACTGATTTGGAGGACAATCCTCCATACTAAATTTAGTTAAACCATGTAAAGCTCCGTTTGAGCCTTTACCATCAACAGTTCCTGATATATCATAACTATCACACCCAAACGCACCCATGTGTTCATTACCTGGGTATTTCATACCGTTTTTAACAACTGTAAAATTTTGCTTGTTAGATGGCGGTACCCAGCTGACTTTGAATCTTCCTGCTGGATTTGGGTAAAACATTACCTTTGAATCTTTTACACCATTAACCCATTGAAAGCTACCTATTGTTATTTGAGAATCATTATTTAAATCCTCATTAAAATCTATTTGTTCGTATATTTTTGCTAAATTAAATATACTGTTTTTAGTTTCATCTCTGAAAGCGTGTTCTTCAGTTCTAGGAAACTGTCTGTAAAACTCATTTAAAGCATCACCATCACTTTTTAAACCATCAACTTCGTTTTGCCAATGCTCTAATATACCTGTGTCTATTGTTTCGCCATAAGGTCCAACACTTTCTTGTTGTGGTGTGTCGAATACAGGTAAGCCATAAGAATCAATGAATCCTTCGTAGTTCCATTCCATAGGTATGAACAAACTATAGAGTCCTGAGCTTGTCTGTCCATTGCGGTTTCTTTTTGTAACATCTGAATTGTTATATAATTTCTTAAAGTTATCACCTCCTTTATCTAAAGCGTTTGATGTTGATCCCATCATACACTTACCAATAATTCTAGATCCTAACCTTAATGTTGTTTTCGTAACCCTCCAGTTGTTGAGGATGTTGTTCGGCCTTTCCCATTTCCCTGATTCATCGTGGACGAGGAGTTTAAGTTTCTCCCCATCATAGGAGTTGTCGCCGGTGTTCTTCCAATCGATGGTGGTGTCAAGACCTGATAACGTTTCTGTTTCGTTTTTCTTAGTGGTTTTAAGAATCGACCTTCTTGTGAGTTTACTTGCAGGGACTCTATACGCGAGCTCGGTCTTTGGCCTGTCCATACCGTCCTGGATCGGCTTGAAAAAGAAGGGATAGTTGACGGAAATTGGTACCACCTTATCTGTGAACATCTTCTTAGCATCGGGACCAGATTTGGACAATATTCCAAACCGTGAATCTGTTGATATTGTAGCAAGGTTGACCGATTCAGCTGAGGACATAAATGAGAAACCTGACCTACGGTTTTTAAGATAACACATTCCATATGACCTGATATCGGATTTGCATGCCTCCCAAAATATGTAGAATAATCTATTCGCTTCTCTAAAGTCTGGCTGCCCAACATCAATTTTGGACCACTGCAAGTACATATAGTGAGTGCCAGTAATGTAAGTAGGCTTACCTTTGCTAATGAAGCTAAAACCTTCTTCCCTGCGCTTAAACTCTCTATCAATATACTCATACCATTTATCTTTAAAATCTTCAGGATAATCTCTCCAGTCAAAAACTGTTTTAATTTTTTTTAACTCTTTTGGGTACTCAGTAACCTCCCACTTATCCTTACTAAATTTATGTGGGTTACTTATTTTAGGTAGAGCTATTTTGAGGTTTTGTATCTCATATATCTCACCTATCTGACCTGTTTTACTTATAACAACTACATCGTGTTCTTTGTTATAACCATAAGACCATTTTTTAGACTTATTAAGTCTTTTTATAGTGTTTATTTTAATAGGCTCAATGACCTTGTACAGTGTTTGCTTGTACATTACCTAGATCTTCTTTCTGCAAAACCTCCAAAAGCAACTTCATCTACATCTTCTTTTGGCTTATTATTAAGCATGTCCTCTTCTTCTTGTATTCTATTCAATATCTCAAAAGCATCAAATATAGCTAGCTTCTTTGTAGCTGCTGCGTTTTTTAACCTGTCTGCTGATATATCTTCGTCTGAATCAACTATAGCTTCTTTAGCTACTTTTATTAATTCCTCAACAGCTTTATGTCCAGCTTGGATTATATTCTTTTTCGTTTCCTTGATATTCATATTTAATTGTAATTGCAAAAGTGGGAACTCTATAAAGTCTTTCGCCATCTATAACAAATTCATACTCTGAGTTAGGTCTAAAACCAACTAAAGAGTTTAATTTTATGTCTTGGCTTTTTAATTCTGGATCTACGTACTTTATAACACCCATTAGAGGTGTTTCCTTGTCCATAGAGAGATTATCTTTGTTTTCTAATGGTTTTACAAAGCTATAACCTTTTACTGCGCTCCAGGCGTTGTTTCTTTTATAAGCAAATATTTGATCAGGCATTACAAAGTACATATCTTCTTTGTAAAAAGCCTTTGAGTTTTTCTCTTTATTTCTTATATCTTTCCATCTTCTAAAAACGTTGTGATGTACTATTACTTCGTCACCTTGTTTTATATCTGTACAACCAACTGTAGGTGTTTGCAAAACAATAGCATTTCTACTTACGTTTTGATGAGTAAATATCTCCGTGTTTAATATTAACTCTTTACTACCTATTTTCTTAGTATTGTTGTATCTTTTGTTTTTAGGTTTTACTATAAAGTTTATTACACTCTTCATTAATAATCCAAGTTGTATTCAACAGATATAGCCATGTTTTTGTTAAAGTCTTTCCACGGTAAAACATCTACACCTTTCTTTATAAATATACAATACTTGTCTTTTTCTTCAAGAATGCAATCAATAACATGTCCTCCGTAAACCTCTTGACCTACGGAATAATGCATTGAATCGTTCTTATAGTCTTTACCTATACTAATCTTCCTTACTAGGCTCATTTTCTTTTATTTCAGTTATAGAACCATCAGATATATTTACGTTAACTTTACCGTAAACTTCTTCTAGCTTGTCCTGCATTTGCTTTAAATCAGTCGCTTCAATAGAAGCTACTTTATGTAGTAATGCATGCTTTTGAACTTCAATGTCCCCTAGCTGTAGTTTGATTTGATTTATTTCACCAACTAAAGCTTGTAAATCTTGTAATTCTTGCTTTTTAATTTTTTTTGCCATTTTATTATATTTAATTGTTAATCCTATATATACTAATCACTTATTTCTTTTAATTTGTAAACACTAAGCTTCTTGCCATGTAAAATAAAGATCATTATCTACTGGTGTTGCTTTTTTATCTATACCTTCTGATATTCTACTTTGTAGCTCCAATAAGTCTAAAGCAGCTTCTAGCCAACCTACTACAATACGCTCGAAATCTTCAGTGTCAGTGTAAGGTGTAAAATCTTGACCTTCACTGTATTCAAAGCTCTGTATACCACCGATGTGATCAGAATAAGTAATACCTTCAACTTCTTTAGATCCTGAATACGTATAATGTACTCTTGTTACTAGGTTCTCTTTACCTTGTGATTCAACAAGCGCGTTGATTTTGTGAATTTCAAATTTATAATTAACTGCCATTTTTTATTTATTTTATTGTTTGTAAACTATCCAAGACCTTTTACCGGTCCGGAAGGAACCCCTCCTTCTCCTGGATCAACAAAATCTGGGTTTTTTACCGCCGAAATCAATAATCCGTTTTTCCACGTGTATATTAAATTACCAAAACCTGAAAGAACAGCATCTGCTCCACTAACACTTGCGTCACTTCCAGCTGCTCCAGTTGCTCCAGTTGCTCCAGTTGCTCCTTGAGGCCCAGTTGATCCAGTATCACCCTTATCTCCTTTAGCTCCATTAGTACCGTTAGTACCGTTAGTACCAGCGGCTCCCGTTGAGCCTTTTGCTCCAGCAGGTCCTTGTGGGCCAGTGCCTCCTGCGGCACCAGTATAACCTCTAGGTCCCTGAGGTCCTGTTCCACCAGCTACACCTTGAGGTCCTGTAGACCCGGTATCACCTTTAGGTCCTTGTGGACCAATTCCACCAGTAGCACCTGCGGTACCTGTATATCCTCTTGGTCCTTGAGCTCCAGTACTACCCGCTGCTCCAGGATTTCCTTTGTCTCCTTGTGGCCCTGTATTACCAGTTGCGCCCGCATCACCTTTTGGACCTTGGCTTCCGTTTGTTCCTGCAGCTCCTGTTAATCCTGTATATCCTCTTGGCCCTTGAGAGCCAACTGCTCCAGCAGCTCCGGTTGAACCTTTTGGTCCTGTTGGTCCTGTTGGTCCAGTAGATCCTGTGTCACCTTTGTCTCCTTTACCACCATCACTACCGTCGATTCCATTAGAACCAGCCGCACCCGTATATCCTCTTGGACCTTGTGGACCTGTAGCTCCTTGAGACCCTGTACTACCTTTTAGCCCTGCTGGTCCAGTAGAACCAGTGTTACCTTTTGGGCCTTGTGGTCCTGTTGGACCGGTCGCTCCGTTGGTACCGTCATCTCCATCACTACCTGCTGGGCCTTGTAAACCTGTTGCGCCAGTACTACCTTTTGGGCCTTGCGGTCCTATACCACCCGTTGATCCGGTACTACCTTTTGGACCAGCCGGTCCTTGTATTCCTTGTATTCCTTGAGAACCTTGACTACCAGTATCACCTTTAGCCCCTTGCGGTCCTTGAGATCCCGTATTACCTTTTACACCTTGTGTACCTTTAATAGATCCACCTGTGACCCATCCATCTGCTGATGTCCATACCCATATAGAATCGTCTGATTGTACTATATAAGCGTCACCATTTGAATTACCACTTGACGGTAAGCTAGATGATGTAGAAACTTGACCTTGCATTGATATACCCCATCCTGCGCTACCTTGTGAACCTTGTATTCCCTGTGGGCCTTGTGAACCTGTACTTCCTTTTGGCCCTGTTGGACCGGTTGCTCCTTGTGGACCGGTATTTCCTTTAGCACCAGCTACACCTTGAGGTCCTTGAGAACCCGTAGCTCCTTTGTCACCGTCTGTACCGTTTGTTCCATTTGAACCAGCATAACCTCTTGGTCCTTGAGCTCCAACAGAACCTGTACTACCTTTAGCGCCAGTTGCACCTTGTGGTCCAGTAGCTCCTTGAGCACCAACATTACCCTGAGGGCCTCTTGATCCAGTATCACCTTTAGGTCCTTGAGAAGCGGCTGTTGAAGAATCCCTACCAAAAGCCTCACTTATAAATGTGTGTATTTCCTCTACATCTGTTCTTACGTCTTCTATATGCTTTATCAAAAACTTATTTGATTGAAACAATCCTTCATCATTGTAAACCTCACTCATGTCTGATAAATTCGCAAGTTCATCTGACTTTTGTTTTGATACAGTTATTTCTCCATCGCTACCTCTTACTGCTTCTTGATCAGCAGTACCTTGTTTAAATAGTTTTTTACCTCGTATTTTATTGTTTATATTTGCCATTATATAGTATCGAATTCAATTATTATACTTACGCTAACGCCATACCAGTACTTGCTGGTTGCGCTTTTTTGGTATCTAAAGTTTAATCTATCACCAGCGGTAAAAGTGTAGTTGGGTGACCATGTTATATTACTACCATCCAAACTTCCATTGCTAGGCGTTAGTTCCCCTGAAGATGAGGTTAATAGAGCATTCTTAAAAATTGATAATTCTGTAGTAAAAGACGTACTCATTGTTGAACCAGCAGTGTGCATCATCATTATTCTCTTAACAGTACCACCTCTTGGACAAGCAAACGTGTTATAGTAATTAGCGCTAGTTGTCTCAGATATGTAGTTAAGCGGCATGTAAAAAATACTAGTGCTACTACTTCTATCATCGAAGTTAGAATTTATTACTGTTTGAAATGTTTTCCAATGCGCATCCACAGATTGTAAGTCACTGCGGCTTATTTTACTATTTTCATCTTCACTAGACTCTACTATAAACCAATCAGCCTGAGGATCATCCCCATCTATTACTGGTAATTCATTAAAATCTAATGTTATATTTTTAGTTATTGCACCATTACTAGTGCTTGAAGAAACGTCTAAGCCTGTACCAACACTTATATTTGCCACACTATCGTTCCAAGTTAACTGCGTACTACTACCGGTACCTGTTACAACCTTACCTGCTGAAGGACCTACTCCATTTAGATTTATGCCAGAATATTGACCTAAATAAAGGGTATTGTTACCCAAACTAACACCACCAGATACTGTTACTAGTTTTTCGCTATTGTTGTAAAATAATTGTACTCCACCACCAGCGCTAGCGATAATACTATTTTTATATCCTCCTGGTCCGTTTTCTCTAAAAACCAATGTCTGACTACCTGATCCTGTATAGGTAAAATACTGTGGACTACCTGATGTAGTTATTTCAGTACCATAAGTGTTAATTTGAGTACTGGTAACATTAAACTTTGTACTACCAGCACAATTAACTCTAAATTGGTCGTTAGCATTAAAGCCAAAATAAGTATTAGTATCTCCAGTGTGATAAATATAATCACTTAAGTACCCAGTAGGAAATGTTATATTCCCTGCTGATACTGAAAGTGCTGCCGCACCTCCAACATAAAACTTATGGCCTGTAACTTCTGACGCTGTACCGTAAAATACTTCACCACCAGCGTAAGAATCAATAGGCCCAATATACATGGCATTACTTGAATTTAATCTAAGTACACGCGTGGTTGTGCCAGAAGCGTCTTTCATGGTAACACCTGTGTTGTTGCTTGAAAAAGACAACTCACCACCAGTTGTTACTGCCCCTGTAAAAGTTGCAGTTGTGTTTGTTATTGTTAATTTAGTGTTAGCAGCGTGAGCGCCTCCAATGCCAAATTGTATATTCCCACTACTTAAAGCATTAGTAAAATATAACGCCCCTCTATTACCCATTACTCCATACCCGCTAACCCTTAGTTGATCAGTGGTTGCATTTGGATTACCTGCATCTGTAGCGTTTGATATAAGAGCTGCTGATGAAACAGTTTGCCCTGTTATACTAACACCTGTGCTTGTAGTTTCAAACTTTTTAACGTTATTGTGGTAAAGATCAACAGAGCCATTGGCTTCAAACTGAGCCATAAACTCAGACCCAAATAAAAACTTCATACTAGCTCCATTTGTGTTAAGAACTAAATGACCAGTACCAGTGTCGTTTATATAGCTATCACTTCCATCGTGGTACAATTGAAGATCTTCTGAATCTCCGTAGCTGGATTTTACAGAGTCTAAATGTAACTGATCGGTTAATATTTTTGTCATCTATTATATATTAAATTAAAAACCGACCCCGAAGAGCCGGTTAAATATTATTGTTATCCTACTTGTTTTATGTAAACTCCGTATGCGCTATCAGCAACGTTGCCTTTCATTTTAACGATAACAGTTGAGCTTGATCTAGTTACATCAGCTATAACAGTAGCGTAAGTTGATGCTTCACGAAGTTCAACCATGCATTTTCTACCGTCACCACCACCCATTACTGTGGATAAGGTTAAAACAAAAGTTGTCATTCCTGTTGTTGTTGTATTGTAATCTCTAGCGATACCTGATGTTCCGCTATTAAGTAGCCCTTCAAATCCTTTAACAGCATTTGATAACATAGACTGATCAATAGCGCCTGACTGTATTGTAGATGATCCTGTTACGTTTCCAGATCCAGTGAATGAACCTGAAGTCCATACAACATCACCAGTCATACCTATTGTTCTACCAGTCGCTAAAGCTGTTGCTGTTGCCGCGTTACCATTAATGCTACCAGCTATAGTAGAGCTAAAAGTTTTAGTTCCTGCTATAGTTTGATTACCTGTAGTTCTAACGAAAGTAGATAAGCTAGTAAGACCAGTACCACCGTTTGCTACTGGTAAAGTACCTGTAACACCTGGAGTTATATTTGCAGTACCATTAAAACTAGGAGCTGATGTACTAGCTAGGTTTGTTCTAATAGTTCTACTTGTTGCTAAAGCTGTTGCTGTAGCAGCATTACCAGTCGTGTTTTGGTTACCAGCTGCATTTACACCAGGTAGATTGATATTGGCACCACCGTTAAAACTAACACCACCAATTGTTCTTGCAGTTTCTAATACTGTTGCAGAAGCCGCGTTTCCAGACGTATCTTGGTTACCACCTTGATTTACACCTGGTAAATTTATATTAGCTGTTCCATTAAAAGATACACCACCAATTGTTCTCGCATTTTGTAAAGCAGTAGCTGTGGCTGCATTACCTGTACATGATCCAGAAGATCCTGTAACATTACCTGTAACATTACCTGTAACATTACCTGTTACGTTACCTGTTAAGTTAGCATCTACAGTACCTTTTGTAGCTATAGCGGCTGTACCACCTGGTTCTGTTGTTGATAAACCAACTTTAAATATAGGTGTTGAAACACCAGAGCTAGCATCATAAAACATACCAGGGTATTTAGTACCACTTGCTACTATTTTACCATACCAACCAATATCAGAAGCGTTTGCAGTATTGTCTTTAGCATACTTCATCATGTTATCACCAATAGCCACTGTAGTTGAATCTATAGTAGTAGTAGTTCCTTGAACATCTAGATTACCATTTATCACAACAGTAGATCCATTATCTGTAATAAGAGAATCTTCAAAATTACCATCTCCATCATTCCACACCATTATCGTGTTGTCAGTGAAGTTGTCTACGTTTTTAATTACTAAATTAGCAGCACCGCTTGATGCGCCTCCTGATAAACCTGAACCTGCGTTTGTGTTTACAGCAGTTATATCACCAGCACCAGTACCCGCTCCAATAGCAGCTCTAAAAGCACTAGCACTTAAAGCTGTTGTAGTATTGTTAGCGTTAAATCTTGGGAATGTTACAGCACTTGGGTTACTAAGCCCGAACACTGATTTACCAATATCAGTAGCACCAAAATTACTTAAAGCACTTCCAGCACTAGTTGCACCAGTACCACCTTTTGAAATAGGCACAGTGTCTGATAAAGTAGAACCAGCAGCTGTAATTGTTATAGCTGCGCTACCATTGAAATTTACACCATTTATAGCTCTAGCTGTTTGTAGAACAGTTGCTGAAGCTGCATTACCGGTTGTATCTTGATTACCTCCAGTGTTAACACCTGGTAGGTTTATGTTCGCTGATCCATTGAAACTAACACCACCAATTGTTCTAGCTGTTGCTAGCGTGGTTGCTGTTGTTGCGTTTCCACTTAAAGGACCAGAAAAAGCGTCTGATGTTACAGTACCATCAAAATAAGCATTTTTAAACTGCACACTAGAAGTACCTAAATCTATGTTATTCGTTGTAGCAGGTCTAAGTACGCCATTAGCTAGTGTTATACCACCTTGACCGTCAGTATTGGTTATAAGTTTTATTGTGTTAGCAGTAGCAAAGTCTATTCTAGCGTCAGTGGCTGATCTACCAACTTTTAATGCTGTATTGTATATACTTGTTATACCTGTTTGAGCAGCTGTTACCGCGATATCGTCAGGGTTAATAGTTATACCTGTTCCAGATCCTACGTTTAAAGTTGGTATTGGACCACTTAAACTTGTACCTGTTAAACCAGCTCCAGCTACTATAGCTGTTAAATCCCCTGTTGCAGATCCTAGTGATATAAACTGACTACCATCATGGTATTTAAGCTTGTTACTATCGTTGGTATCTACATAAATAGCACCAATTAATGCGGTTGGTGCTGATCCGCTTGATAATACTCTTGCGTTTTGAAGTACATTATCATTGATGTTTAAATCAACTAAATATTTTAATGCCATTTTTTAGTTTTTGTTAGTTATTGTTAGTTTAAGTACGCTTTACCAGAATTAGCACTGGACAAGTTTATTGTTAGTTTGTTTTGATTATTATATGTTATCTCACCTATCACAGTAGTGTCAGTTGTTGTAACTATTGTTACGCTAGGTTTCTTACCTAAGTTGTGATTTACAACCCACGTGTTAGAGGCGTTTGTTTGCTCATGTACAAAAGATAAATCACCTTTTTTACTAGTCATAACATAGAACTGCTCATAAACAATATTACCAGCACCTCCAGTGTTGAAGAGAGCTAGTGTATAAAAATTGTTATCAGAAGGTAATACTGTTGCTGAATCTAACGTGTAAGCCCCAAAGTTATTTGGATTATCTATATCTGTTATAGTTACCTCTTGGCCAACCATATTTAATAGTATGTTTTCTGATGTGTTAGTGTCACCAAAAGCAAACTTACTTACAACAACTGTTGTTATTGATGTAAATGTTTTAGTGGCGTCTGTTTGACCAACTATGCTTAAATTACCAGTTAAGTTATTACCTTTATTATATCTATAACATATCTGAGGT